CTTTACACACTTCTATCTGAGCTTCACTCAGTAGATGTATCTCATCTATAATAATAATATCATACTCATTGTCTACTAACTTCTTTAATGATAGATGTGTACTGTATGTAACATTACTATCATCATATCCTCTATCCTCAAAATCAGATTGCCAAGAGTCTTTAATCTTGTTATCTGGATAAGCTATAAGGATGGTTTTAGGCTTAAGTTGCTTTAGTATGTTAATGGAGGTATATATCTTTCCAAACCTTGGACATAGATTCAAAATTCCATGCTTTTCTTTTAACCATACATCAGCAAATTCTCTTTGCCTCTTGTCTCTTATTGTCATTTTAAAAAGATCTTAAGTGTTTTACCATCATCTTGATATTGTATTTCAACATCTTTAGCATTGTAATTTGTGTATGCTCTACCATTGTGTGGTGGTGAATGTTGTATAACTTCCACTCTTGTCACCTTTGGTAAGACAAATGTTGTACTGTGTTCTTCTTCTATTTTCATAATTTCTTTGTTAAATAATATCTAAAATCTAAAGCTCTTCTCTTAACAGCACCAGACATTCTGGTACCAGAGATGTCATGAGCTCCATAAAGAATACCATCATTACCTATGGGGTAACCTTTTTGTAATCTAGCTAACTTAATAGCTTCATCCACTGTATCTGAAAATCTTTTCAATTCAGACTTAACTTCTAATAGTTCATCTAGTTTCATAGCTCTTCTTGTTTATCTTTTACAAATCCATACACACTAAATTCATCATTATCTGTATATCTGTATCCATCTTCACGTCTTCCCCATATACTCCACATAGACATAATAACTGTTTCAGTGGTTTTAACCCATTGATCATTCTCAAATCTGAATTGTTCTTTATCACTCTTCTCTTTAAATAGAGGAACAAATCCTTCTGGTTTTTCTTTTCTCATTCTCTTAGGAAATATGATTTGTTAGTAATAGCTTCATAATCACTGTCTGTAATGTCTTTCTTTCTAGGGAGCTCTTTGAACAGACCAACGTTATTTGTTTTTAAATTGTTCTAATAGTTTTTTAATTGCACATTCAATTTCATTATCTAAATTATTAAATTCAGTCAAAAATTTTCCAAATTCAATTACTTCTTCCTCACTATAACCTTGTTGTTGTGCATCAATCACTTTAGCATTTTCAAATACTGCTTCATTATACGCAATATCTTCATTCGATATTGGGTTTAGAAGTAAGTTATTGTATAACCATTCTACTGCTGTCATGTTATTTATTTTAAACATTAATAATACTTCCACACAAACCCTTTGTGTGTTTTTCTTTTACCTTTACAACAACTACATATGTGTCCAGTTGAAAATCCAGGCATATCTCTACATACATCAGCAGCAGAATTATGTATTTTTATAAGATTCATATCAAGATCATATTGACCAATTTTTATTTTATTGATTTCTGCTATCTTTTGATAAGTTTCTTTTGTTATAGGATTTGCTTTCATGTAATCACTTCTTTTTTTACAAAACTCTTCAGACATTTTTTTACCTTTTCTAGATAATGATATTTTATCTTTTGCTTCTTGTGTATGAGTTTTATTGTAAAAAGAATTTTTTTCTCCCATTCTTTTCATAGACATTAATAATTTTGATTTTTCTGAATGATTAAAACCTATTAATCCTTCTCCACCATTAGTATGATTTTTTAAATCAAATCCCCAAGATTTGAATAGCTCAATATAGAATATTTCTAATCTAGCTAAATCTTTCTCAGATGAACAATCTAATTCTTCAATTAATGGAAGTAATCCTTCAGAAGTTAATTTATTTATCCATTTACAGATTTTTCTATTATGCCTTTTACTGTCACCAATATGACCGTATAATCTATCTTTTAATGTATGGATTGTTTTTCCTATGTATACAACTTTTTTAGTTGTAGGATGTGAAAGTGTGTAAACGATACCTGTCTTCATAATATAAAATTTTATTACAAAGTTACGGTATCTTTTACAAACTACCAAACATTATTGATATTATTTACTTAAGAAAAAAGCTTTTATCTGTAATTCTTCTATAATCATCATCGGTTATATCTTTTTTACGAGGCATCTCAGCAAATATTCCTAATTCACCTAGGAATGCTAGTCCAATTCTCACATCATCTTCACCATATGAATTTTTGATTAGTCTTAAGCTTCTGAAATATTTAGCTCCATATTGATCTTTTAGTTTATCTAGGTCATATCCACTAGGGTCTGCCACTTTATATCTCATAGGATCAAATAAGGCCATTACAACATCAGCATCATTCTGTGTGCTTGAGCTGTCTGCAAAATCTTCTAGCTGAGGTTCAACATCTCCATTCTTTATCCTAGATGGATTAGAAATACTTCTGTTAAACTGACTTACCACCACTGGTGAATAGCCATAGAAATCTCTAGCATATCTCAATTCATCACTCATCTTATCAATAGCATCTTTCTTAGTTGGTTGAGCTGTTGTTGTTTTAAGAAGACCAATGTGATCTACTACCACCATGGTGATTTGTGTTGGATTATTAGGAACATATATTTTATTCCATTTGTCCAACTGTTCTATTCTACCATTAGCTTCAGCATAAGTTTTGAGTTCTTTAGCTATACCTACAGGATTCTCTGGACCATCAATGATTGTAACTATTTCACTTAGCTGATCTACATAGTCTTTATAATATAAAAACAAATCATGCTCATCTTTAGTCATCTTCTCATTCCAACCCAATATCTTCGCTACAGGAATAATGATTCCCTGGTCTAGAAATATTTTACGAGATACCCATTTGGCCATCTTGTATGTTCTACTTCTTTCCATGGACCTATACCATACCTTCACCTTAATACCTGAAGCAATTCCTTCTTTGGACATAGCCCAATCAACAGGATTAAGCACAAATGCATCATCAATGAAAGATGTTTTACCTGAACCAGTGTTACCACCTATCAAATAATACATACCCTTACGAATACCTACATATCTAGTCAACCTATCAAAGCCCATTGGTATACCTCTATTGAAATCACCTAGGCCTTTGTTAACTTCTGCATTTAATAGTTCAAAACTCATGATCTGTATTTTTAGTTGGGTAACGATGTATTTTTGATCTAGGACTATCCTTGATTGCTTCTTTTAAAGAATCATACTCTTTGAATCCTCCTTTAGGTTCATAACCACATTCATCCTCATAGAGATAGATATCTGGTATATTATTAAATATAATAACTCTCATATATCTGTACCTCCTTGTGGTTTATCTGGAGCAATGTCCACTTTAGTTCCTTCATTGATTAATTCAATATAGGCATCAAATCCTCTTTGATGTAAATAAGGTTCACTACCCTGCATGTATGTAAGTGCATTTCTATTACTAGCTATAGAGCTTTCTTTCTTTTGTAAGATTTCGAAATTGAGAGCAGCTAACAATTGTGTAGCTGTGTATTCTCCTTCAAGGATGATTTTGTCAAACTTAAGTCTACACTCATCTTTATTCTTACGTAAAGCTCTAGTACCTTTGAAAGATTTTCCCTTATACTCAAAGGAATCAGTTCCTGGGTATGTCTTCCACCATTCTTCAAAGTCTGTAGTGGCAGGTTTTCTCTTTATAATTCTAGCACCAGTTTTACTGTCTATGAATATTAAAAGATCTCTACCTATTGTTGTGAGTTTATCATCATTCTCTGTTATCAGTCCTTTTCTTATTAAAGACTGATAGACAGAAGCAATTTTCATACTTCCTTCACATAGAGGGGAAACATCATATTGTTCGTCTATCAGCTTTAGTAGATATATTATATCAAGATTGTAACTTCGTTTGATGAGCTCCTCGAAGTGTTGAGGTGTTACATTCAGCTTCATCTATTGTTATTTTAATTATTGCAGGTAATCTATTTTTAGCTTCTTGCTCTTCTTCCCATTTATGCCATGAATCAACTACATCTTTGTATCTCTCCATAGCATATATGTGATCGTTAGGATACTCATAATCCTCAGACCAATTCATTACTCAACAGTTTTTCTTGGTCTTCCAACAGGTCTTTTTTCAGCTGGTGCAGATTCTGCAACAGTTGCTTTCTTCTTCTTGTTATAATACTTTTTCTTTTTTCTTTTAGGTTTTTCTGTATCAGCAACAAC